GTAGAACAAATGTATAAAGACTTTGCGGACTATGGTTGGGATGTTGGTTCATACTGTCATAAAATATATGCTGGAAAAGAACGAGAGACTGATTCTCAAGTTATTATCACAACTTGGCAATCTATCTATAAACTCCCTCGTAAGTATTTTGAGAGATTTTCTGTGGTGATAGGTGATGAAGCACATCAATTTAAATCTAAGTCACTTATATCTATTATGACAAAACTTGGAAATGCCAAGTATCGTTATGGTTTTACAGGAACTCTTGATGGAACACAGACACATAAGTGGGTATTAGAGGGTCTATTTGGTCCGTCCTATAAAATTATTAAGACTGACGAGCTTATGAAGAAAGGTCATGTTGCGACGTTGGATATTAACGTGCTTCTATTGAAACACCCACCAAATAAATTTGAGACATTTGAGGATGAGATACAATATATTATTACTCATAATCGAAGAAATAACTTTATTCGGAATCTTGCATTAGACTTAAAAGGTAATACTTTAATATTATTTGCAAGAGTTGAAGGTCACGGAGAACCTTTATACAACTTGATAAATACTAATAGTATTATTGATCGTCATGTGTTTTTTGTTCATGGTGGTGTTGCCACGGAGGACAGGGAGAGAGTTAGAGAAATCACTGAAAGTGAGAATAATGCGATTATCGTTGCCTCGTACGGGACTTTTTCCACTGGCATCAACATCAAAAACTTACATAATATAATTTTTGCATCTCCCTCAAAGTCAAGAATACGTAACCTTCAATCAATAGGTCGTGTTCTTCGTAAGGGAAGTAACAAAACAAAAGCAACTCTTTATGATATTGCTGATGATATTAGTTACAAATCAAGAAGGAATTATACACTCAACCACCTAATTGAAAGAATTAAAGTGTATAATGAAGAGAACTTTAATTATGATATTGTAAATATACCACTCAAAAAATAATGGGAGACGAGTTTCACGCAGTATTAAAATTGGTCACAGGTGAAGAAATCTTTGCCTTAGTTTCTGTCGATGAGAATGATGGAGACCCAATTATAATGCTTTCAAATCCCGTGATTATGAAAATGCTACATTCTCCTGCAGGACAGTATGTGAAGGTTCGTCCTTGGTTAGAACTCCCTACTGAAGATCTTTTTCTAATGAAGTATGATAAAATAGTTACTATGTCAGAAGTATCTGATGATCAAATGATTAAATTTTATAATAAGTATTTAAATGAAGATGATATAGATATTGAAATGGACGGTAAAGTATCTCTAAACACAAAGATGGGATTACTAACTACTGTAGAGGACGCTCGCAAGAGCCTTGAGAATATCTTTAAACGTAATACAGATAAGCCTAATTAACCTTTCAACCCTTACAGTGTTGATTGTACAAGTATTTCAGGGTATTGTCAAGTCTTCTAAAAAATGTTATAATACGAATACATTCAGATACAAGATATGGTAAAGAAGAAATCTGAGCATTATGTGAATAATAAGCAACTATTAGAAGCATTAATTGTTTATAGAGCAAAAGTAGCAACAGCAGCAGAAGAAGGAAAACCAAAACCTAGAATTACAAATTATCTTGGAGAGTGCTTTCTTAAGATTGCTACTCACCTATCATATAAACCAAACTTTGTTAACTATATGTTCAGAGATGATATGATATCTGATGGAATTGAAAATTGTGTACAGTACATTCACAATTTCGACCCTGAGAAGTCTCGTAATCCTTTTGCATACTTTACCCAAATAATACACTATGCCTTTCTGAGACGCATACAGAAGGAGAAGAAGCAATTAGAGATTAAAACAAAGATAATTGAGAAGAGTGGATTTGATGAAGTCATGACTGTAGATGATGGTGCAATGACAGGTAGTAGTTCAGATTACAATACAATTAAAGATAATATCCAATATAAGTCTTCCAATAGATGAACATCGTAATTATTACAGACCAGCACTTTGGTGCAAGAAAGGGTGCTACTTACATACACAACTATTTTAAAAAATTCTACGACGATATCTTTTTTCCATATCTTGAAAAAAATAAGATTGATACTGTTGTAGATATGGGCGATACTTTTGATAATCGTCGTAATATAGACCTAGCATCTCTTGAGTGGTCAAAGAAAGTGTATTATGATCGATTACAAGCAATGGGTGTTAAAGTCCATACAATTGTAGGAAATCACACTGCATACTATAAAGATACAAATGAAATCAATAGTGTAGACCTTCTACTTAAAGAATATGATAACGTAGAAGTATATTCAGAACCAACTGAAATTACGATTGATGGATTGGGTATTTTAATGCTTCCTTGGATAAATGAGGAAAATCGTTCACAAACTATGGAAATGATTCAAAAGTCAACTTCTAAAGTTGTAATGGGTCATCTTGAGTTAAATGGTTTTGTAGCAACCCGTGGTCATACAATGGAGCACGGAATGGATATAAAAGTCTTTAATAAATTTGAAAAAGTATTTTCTGGGCATTTTCATACTCGATCAAATAATGGAAAGATATATTATCTTGGCAATCCATATGAAATGTTTTGGAATGATGTAAATGATCCAAGAGGATTTAATTTATTTGATACTCAAACACTTAAGCATAGTCCAGTTAACAATCCATATCGTTTGTTTTATAATGTCTACTATGAAGATACAAACTATAAGTTATTCGATAGTCGAGAGTTGAGACACAAGATAGTCAAAGTGATTGTAAAACGGAAAACCGACCAAAAGCAATTTGAAAAATTTATAGATAAATTATACAACTCTGGTATTCAAGACTTAAAGATTGTGGAGAATTATATTCTTCAAGAGAGTGAAGATTTTGAAGTAGAGGAAACTGAAAATACTATTGGTATATTGAATCGTTATATCGATGAATCTGAGTTTGAGGGAGATAAAACTCTAATTAAAGGAATTCTACAGCAAATATACAAGGAAGCTTGCGAGGTAGACTAATGTATCTTTTAACGTTAAATGAAAAACAGGACAACGGTGCATACGCTGTATTAAATCGATATGGTGAAAAGGTTCTCTTTATGTTTGAAGAAGAGGATGATGCTGAAAGATATGCTATGATGTTAGATGATACTGAAGATAGTAAGATGAATGTCATCGAAATAGATGATTCACTTGCCATTTTGACGTGTAAGAAGTATAATTATAAGTATGCAGTGATTACCCCTAATGACATCGTAATTCCACCAAAGAATGATAACATTTCAAAAGATTAGATGGAAGAATTTTCTCTCAACAGGAGATCATTTTTCAGAAATTGATTTTATTAAAAACGGAACAAATCTTATTGTAGGAACAAATGGCACAGGTAAATCAACTGTGTTAGATGCTCTGACTTTTAGTTTATTCAATAAACCATTTCGTAAAATCAATAAATCTCAACTTATTAACGCTACAAATGAGAAGGATTGTTTGGTTGAGGTAGAGTTTAATATTAACGGTAAAGAATATCTTGTAAGAAGATCAATCAAACCAAATCTCTTTGAGATTGAAGTTGATGGTCAGAAGATGCATAAACAAGCAGATGACCGTGCAATGCAAAAGATATTAGAAGAAAATATATTAAAAGTAAACTATAAGTCATTTACTCAGATAGTCATACTGGGTAGTAGTGCTTTTGTTCCTTTTATGCAACTATCAGGATCAAATCGAAGAGAAGTTATTGAGGATTTATTAGATATACGTATTTTCTCTGCAATGAATACGATTATAAAAGATAAGATAAGAAAACAAAAAGAAGAAATACAAGTTCTGGATTTGAAGAAAGATAATGTAAAGGATAAACTACAAATGCAAGAGAAGTTTATTGAAGAGTTAGATAATCGTGGAAAAGCAAATATTAAGGATAAAAGAGATAAAATAAATGAATTGATTGTAGAAACTGATAAATGTGTCGAAGCAAATCAGAAATTAGAAATCAATGTTTCAGATGTGATTAAAGAGCAGGAAGAGGTTACGGGATCAAATAAAAAATTACGGTCTCTTAACAATCTAAAAGGTAAATTATCCAATAAAGTAGCAACGATAACTAAGGAACATAAGTTCTTCAGTGAAAATGTAACATGCCCTACATGCACTCAACCCATAGAAGAATCGTTTCGATTAAATAGAATTAACGATGCTCAAACTAAAGCCAAAGAGTTGCAAACTGGTTATCAAGAACTAGAAAAAGCAATTAA